GTAGTTGTTTTTCCACCTGCTCCAACGCCACCAAGGTATCCGGCTTTAGCCATCATAAGTTCACTTAGACGCCGAGTTCTCACATCTTCAAGACCAAGACGAGTGGGTTCACCAATTTCTTCCTGAAACTTAGCCCCCATAGCCTCTGGTACAGACGTACCCCCAAGTCCAGCACTTACAGCACTTTGATAACCACGAGCTAAGGCTTTCTTTTTCGCACGTCCGAGTAAAGCTAATTCCCGCTTACCAAATTGTCCACCAGGTTGAAATCGCTCCATTGCTTTTTCAAATATAGCCAAAACTTCTGGAGACGGAGCTTGAGGGGCAACTTCTGTTACGGTTTTTGATGTTCCACCCGGGCCGCCAGGACGAGCCATTTGAGCAGCAGAAGCTATAGCACCCCCACCCGAACCACCAAAGCGTTGCCCCGGAGGAAGGATTTGACGACTATAGCTACTTATTCCCCCACTTGCACCCCAACTTGCCATTATTTTATCCTGCCTTTCTGTATCGTGTTTAATGATAAATTTTCAAAACCCCAAGTCTGACCGGCTGTACTATTATGTAATCGTATAGCACCAAATATTCCTCTGACTTTTCTTTTCTTCATAGACCCATGCGGTCTACCTGGAGATGTTATTGTACCTGATACCTTCTGACCCGAATTGGCTATTAAATTCTTAATGACACTATCAGCTGACCTGCCAACAAATATTTTATAAGTTATATCATTAGAATCAGCACTACTGCCGGAACCGTCATCGCCGGTTGTAACTACATTTAACGAATGTATCATTCCTTCTCTGCCCTCAGACCCGAGAACAGACGGCCCGAATGCTACATAACTATTAATAGCTTCGGTAGAAGCACCTATGTTATCATCAATAGAACTATCGTCTTCATATCTGATGAAGCCATCAAAACAACCATGAAGAAGTGTTCTATAATCCGGGTCTTTAGCTTCATACCAAAACATAGAATATGCACCACATTCTTCTGGATATGTCTCTGGAAATAATCCTTCGTTCATAAGGTCATAAACCCAACATGAATTAGAACCATCAGCTAACGTGGTTTTACTGATTTTGATAATATTCTTAGTACGATGATAACCCATTGTTATCCGGTGTAGTGTCGGGTCATATGCGAGGTCTTTTATAAAATCAGGATAAATCTCTTCCGTTATAAATTCTGGACGCCCGAAACCAGACGGTATACGTGTTATGCCTCTGGTTGTTATCATGTAAAGATTTTCAACTTTATCCCAACAGAATGCCCTGTCACCTAATATGCCGGTTGTAAGGTCAAGTTCATTGATTGACCCACCTTCAGCAGCGTCACCAGAAAGATACCATAACGAATCGGCACAGGCATGGATAATAAAATCGTCTTTATAAGGAATAGATACAATTACAGTCCCGCCTATTTCTCCGGCATCGGCGTCACCACCGCGTACCGCCGATTGTGCGTCATTCTGACCATATAACCAGTTCCAGGGATTTCTTTGTCGACTTTCATACCATTGGTGGGGATATGCCTCATCTGCTGTTAAATGTGCTCTACCACGATAGTTACAACCGTAACCTGCATAACTTGGCATAACTCCGAACGTAGCACTATTGCCGTATACTGTCCAGTCATACCAATGCGGAGGAGCAACTTCAGCAGTTCCGGTAAACGATATAGCGTTTTCATCGTCATCAGTTCCGGTTACACCTTCTGACCCGAACGTAGCAGATGTAGTTCGCTTGCCGTAAATCGTACAAGCCCCGGTCAATGATGTAATATAATCGACAACCATTTTGGCACCACCTGTTGCTGTTAGGACAGTACCAAAATCAGGTGGATGTGAACCTATATCGGTAGTAGTTATTTTTATATTAGTAAAATCAGCCACTTTAAGATTAGGCCCGTTAGCTACAAATACTTTACCGTAAAGTTCAAATAGTTTAAGTGGATAGGTCTCCCCGTCAATATCACCGACAGATGCCGCTAATTGCGTCATTACCTCAGAGGTAGTTCCATACCAGATTTCAAATTGCGATGCTGCTACAAGTTGCTTATTTACTTTTTGACCCATAGACGGGAGAGCACTAAACCAAGGGTCTCCCCGTTCTTCAAACATATAATCATAACCGGTTGTGGGAGTCCAAGTTGTACCATCTGTACTATATAACTGATTTCCACCAGTATATGTACCAGTGCTATCTACCCTCCAATGGACAGTGCTCACAGAAGATGCACCAACACAAGTTATTTTTATGGCGTATTTTGTGTTTACGGTTAGATTAGCACCAGCAGTAAATGTTATCGTCTGGAAACTTCCAGGACTTAAAGCAAAGGTATCTCCATCAATAGTTCCAGTCGCTAAAGCAGCACCAGTCGGTTCTCCACCACTTGTCGCATGGATGGTTACTGTAACTGTGCCTGGAGTCCCGGTAGCTCCTCCCCTGAGAAGTTTTAATCTTACTGAAGTAATAGTGTGTGATGCACTCGGAGTAAATGTCTGGGCCATTGCATCGGTGGCGTCATTTATAACTTGGTCACCATTATCACCAGTAATATAATATTCATATACTGCCATTAACTTAACTCCACAGTAGCAACTGAGCAGATGTCAATCACTGGGATGGCGGCACTCGCTATTTGCTGCGTATGCCGTTTACTAAGCGGCGGTCTCTGTGCCCCACAGAAACGTCCTGTTTTGGGATTAAGCGGTCGCATATTATTAAGGTCAGGTGAAGTAAATTCAGGTTGTGTACTCGACCGAACGCCTTTATGTAAGCCTTTGACTGGAAATGGTATTTGCATAATGTATAATTCCTAAATGAGACGGGCAGGATTCTAACCTGCATCTGGATTTTTTCAATTTACTGTAGCTATTCAGTACCAGAGCCATATTCTTGGAACTTCACGCAGTGTCACACCACGCCGCCGTCTCATAATATAATTCTGCATACTGCTCATCCTGGCAGCAGCGGCAGTCGTATTAACTTATTCGTCACTTATTGAACGCTCACTGTCCTCAAAATAAACCAAGTCAGAAGCATATACAACTTCAAGACCGTAAACATTAAGGGCATCAGTCGTGTGAGCACTGGTTGTAAATATACAAGTCACAGCGTCACCAGCTTGCCAGTCGTCACCTTCGGATACGATTTCAACCCAATCTGCTTTAGCAGTATTATTATTAACCGCAGCAGAAATTGTTGGATCTATGTCAGACGACAATGCGGCTTCGGCACGTTTGCGATACATGGCACAGTCAATAGTCGGCGTATTAGTATCACCAGCCGAATTAGCCAGAAATCGTATATGTAGTTTATCAACACTCTCGTCATAATCTCTTGGAATCTGAAACGTAAGACTGCCGAGATCCGTTTGACTACTCGATACGACCACGCCGTCAAAATTAGTTTCAAGTGCTTCTCTGGATGGTTCTGTTGATGCAGTTAGTATAATACCATCAGCATCACGCAAACTGTTAATATTCAAACCTTGTATTACACGCTTAAAACCTTTGCCTGTAATTATTCTTTCGCAATTCTGTAAAAAAGTATTAGGATTCATTTTATTCTCCTTTGCCCCATTTTTCAGAGGCCCGTTGGGTTTAGGGGATAACCCCTTCTACCATTTATACATCATGTTCGGTTGTGATGTCATTCCAAGTTCTTTCGTGAACAAGGTCTACGCCTTTGTTCATACTCCCGAGTTTTCTTGGGTGGCTTCTAACATCAGTATCATACGCTTTAGGCAGAGCCTTTTGCGTATATTTCTGTGTAAATCCTTTATCAATATTTTCATCTTCCTCTTCAACCTTATACTTACAGGCCGCCATTATCGCTTCATCAAACCTGAAACCAGCAGGATGGTTATTATTAGCTGGTTCTACTGAATAAACACTATCAGCAGCAGGGTCAGTCCCGCCAGCAGCACCGGCAGAAGTTAACCAGTCAGCCACATCGAACTTTCCAGTGGTGCTGGTATAATCTGTCACTATGGCATTGCTACCTTTACCAGTACCATATATAATAGTAATTCTCCAGCCGTTAAAATAATCATCACCTTCCGTCCTATCTGTATCTGAGATTGATGTAGCTGCTCCAGCAGTTGCTACACCAGCTTCGAGATCCAATTCATTGAAATACAATGTATATGGAAACTCCAACGTATCAGTAGTTGATGGTTTAGGATCGAGTAGAAGCTCAAATCTACGTGTAATAGATGTACTCGCTAAAGCTGACCCTACAGGTTCAAGTGGTCTATATGCCGCTCGACTGGGATACCCAGATAACTCATTGACAGATTTCACTTGACGTATCTGACCTTCATCTACCCAATCTATAAACGCTGAATGGGCACTATCTTTAGCATAAGTAATTTTGCCATTAACCTCGCCACCGAAATTCTCTGCCAGAGGATACCGAGCAATATCACCAGCTACAGTTTCATACTGAGTGATGGCGAATGTACTACTGGCAGCAGGATTCGTTCCACCTGCATTACCATATTGGTCAAGCCAGTCGGCCACAGTACATGCCCCAGTTGTTCCATTGTAACCGGTAATCTGAGCATAACTGTATTGTCCGGTTCCAGTAAGAATATAGCACCAATAGTCGTTCAAATCGTTATCAGAATCATAGGTACTTGCTAACGTCAAGTCTGTAATTGACGTAGCATCAGCAGCATCAGCAGTGCCGGTTGCCCTGACATTGCTGATGTCTACTGACATGATTCTTCGCATCCATCGCCAACCGTTACGTGGTGCATCAGAAATAAACATCTTAATCGCATCATTGACAAGATCCTTACATAGTTGCAGATTATAATCATCATCAGCAGGGATTAATGCTCTACCTGAATCACCGCCGTAATAGGCTACACCCATCTCTCGGGCGACTGCGGCTACTAAATCGGGGAAACTATAGGCACTCGTGGGTTCGGCCATATTATTTTACCTCTTTCATCTTCACAACTCGCACGATGGCTTCTTCGTGTACCTCACCGCCAAGATTTGCTTTACCCTCTGCTGTGAGTTCTACTAATCTATTAACGGCTTGTTTCAGGACACCAGCTTCACGTTCATCCAGTTGAATAGAATCTTCCTTGCAATCACGTATCTGCTTAGCAACACCAACAGCTTCGGCAATATCTTCAGCAGATTTGAAGATACCCACGCTGCGAAGCCATATACTGAGGTTTTCACGTAATGGGTATTCATCAGTTGTATCCTCCAGTTGACGTACTTCTTTACCGTCTACTGTTTTTGTAACAGGTACTTGCACTGTCACATCGTACTTCGTTAAATCAAGTTCAAACTTTTTCATCTTGTTTCTCCTTGGTTAGAGTGTTGTTAATAAGGCCCGATGCCGATCCTCTGCCCAAGGAGAATCGACACCGAGCAACAAATCAATTAAATACTTGGTTGTGCTACCATATAGAAAGTAGATCCACCAAGAACAATCGGAATCTTCTTGCCACTGGAACTAAAGGTTACATCACCAGACAGGGCGGCATAGTCGACGGCATCAGATTCGATATTAAACAAATTAACAAATCCATGATCAGTCGCACCCTTATCAATACGAAAAACTGTATTCATAGCTGTATTGATTGTACCGCGTGTACGAAGACGCATACCAAATTCCTCAGTGGCAGCAGTACCTTCACGATTAATGGCAACATCAAGACCACCAAAAACATCCTTGGCACCACTTGATAGATCTTGTGCATCAATCTGACAGGCAATAGCATTGCCGATACCGGCAGTATTCGCTTTTAGCGAAATACTAAGATTGGCACCATAGATACTTCCAAGATCAGCACTATCCTCAAGATCTACTGATACATTCAAACCTCGGAATATATAATTGGAATCATTAACAGCATCAACATTCGCCTGAAGATACATCAGTCCACCGTAAGCATCACCAGTAGAAGCTGTAGTTTTATCACCTTGTATATGAACAAGATATTCCTGTGCACCAGCAGCACCACCAAAGAAATCATCACCACTGATATAAAAACCATAACATCTACCATTCCTGTAATTGGACGGTGCGAAAAATGCACTATTCCTGCCAACGCCCGGTGCAGCGTACATACGCATCCATACAAGACCATTATCACTGGAGCGATTAACTGTCTCAACCGCTACACCAATGCCTAATGGATCATCGCCACCAGTAACGAGGCCAGCAGCGTAAGCACCAGCTTCTACACCCAACACTGTGACGTTAAGGGTGCAGTTAGCACTACAATAAACTGGGACTACCGCACCTTCAGTGAGTTGAAAGATTTCTATTAAATCACCATCCGCACCAATTTTGGGACCGAGTGACTTTACGATACCAGCAAAATGTTCGAGATTGGCGTCTGCCGGTTTCTCAACAACGAATAACCTGGCGGTGTAAGTCTGACTACCTTCGGCATATGAAGTAGCTCCCGAACCACCAAGATGACTGGAATGTGGTGCAGAAGTACGTTCTTTGTGGTCGGCAGCAAGATCACTGTTATAACAAACACAGTCACCTACTCGAATCGTATCACCCGGAGTATCAGGGCGAAAATATACCCGTTTGATCCGACAACCACGATCAAATGCACCCACACCCATTTCTTGTATTCTACTCATTTTATTCTCCTGTTCTTAATCAAGATTATCACACCTTGACCAGTTAATTTTAATTTAAGCTAACTGATTAGTTTAGCTAACAATAGGCTTGTGAATTACAAAACCAGCAGTACGCCGATTAACACACAAGTTGTTATGACTACCATCTAAAAAGATGGTAAACGTAGTATGCTGACCACGATCTGTCATCGGCTCGGACTCTTCCATCCAGAAACCATCCTGTACGTAAGGAATAAACTTCTCAAAGTCAACACAATAAATCGGACTGGTCGCCGTTGCCTTAACCGGGTCAGTAACATCATCCAACTGTGAGATGTAAACCACCGGCAGACGGTTGATATAAACCAAACCACCATCATCCATGCGGATATTGCCCAGAACATCTTTACCACGATGGAAGTCATCCTTTGCATCAGCGAGTTCCTGCAATGATACAGCATTATCAGCATCCGTATAGATCCTCTTGGCAGCATTACGCGGCTGCCCTGGATCATTAAGGATTAGCGGAGCTTTGAATTTGGTCTTCAAGAAAGCTGTTCGGAATGTCTTCAATAAGGCATTATCAACTTTAGTAAAGACCGCTGCATAGTTTTTCCACTTGGTTTCAGTAGCAGCATCCAAACCAGCACAAGTCGTAGTCGGGGTTGAACCGTCTGCCCAACGAATCTTCGAGGCATTAAATCCAGCCGTAGTCGCATCATCATCAAGCATATTGAGATAATACGGCACACCATAAGGATTCAAATCATCCGAAGAATTATCCGGTGCTTTCCAGAATCGCTCTTCTATCAAGTCTGCAAGACTCCACAGACCGTCAATACGTCTGGTTTCGAGCAACCGGATGAAACCTTTAGCAGAATTTTTATTTCGCAGGATTTCCAGTTTATCCCACGAATAGTGAGTTCCAATCTGAGTCCAGGGCACGTCGATTTCATACATCACGTCACCAACTGCCGGAGAATCAGTATCAAACAATCTACGGTATCTGGCATTGCCCGTAGGATTCAACATAAGTTTACGCTTGATGGAGGTTCCGCCGTCGATCTCTAACCGATCCTGTTGGTAAATTCGACAAGCCTCGTAATTCTGGTTCGTCCAAGTTACCTCAAAATACTGCTCGGGGAGATCTGGCAATGTAGTCTCAATCAGGTCTACCAGATCTGCATTTTTAACACCCATTTGTTTCTCCTTTAATTATTAAACAAGTGATTCAGTTTACCCTGCACGTCACTTGCTAACTGTTCTTTTGTTCTTGGTCCTTTGTTACCACCAGCATCGGAATTTACTTTTGCTGCCGACCTCGTTCCATCAGATGGTTTGATAGTCATACTATTCTTACGCTTCACTGCCGTACCCTTAATCTGGCTACGAATGACCTGTTCACGTATAGGTTCGCTGACTATCATGTGTGCTCGTGCGAGGGCGTCAATCGGGTCGATTCTATGACCCGCTGATTCAGAACCCAATATAATAAGATTGGCTTCTTCAAGCACCTTCCACCTGTTACCATGTTGGCCGGATTTAAGATCAGTCCAATCTTGTCCGAGTTCCAGTTTACCATAAAAATCTGAATAAGCATTTAAGTCGGCAGATTTGAAGAAGTTTTCAATATCGAGTTCAATATTCGGATTCGGTCCAGCAGGAACCTGTTGTACTGGTTGCTGTTGTATCGGCTCTGGTTGTCGTTGTTTCAACACCTCTTCGAGTTGTTGATTCTGTGCTTTTAATAAAGCTATAGTTTCAGGAGGAATATCATATTCTTCTTTGAGCTTATCAACATCGACTCCTTTGAACTCAGCTTTAACTTCGGTCGCGGGTATATCAGGAACTTTATTCCGTTCCAATTTTGCCTTGCCGAGTAAAGCCCATTCTCTCGATGCGTTGTTAATATCAGTGTAAACATTCTGGAACGTGTTTAACGCTGCATCAGGATTGTCATCGAAATACTTCTTAGCGTCTTCTTCTTTCCATCCACGATGGACTGCTGCTCTTAAATACTCTGGTGGTAGAACTACATCCGTGTCGGCATCCTTGTCTCCGTCTACGTCGTCAGGGGTAGTACCAGTTGGAGTATCCTGAACGTCTGCCGTCTGACTGTCCTTGTCATCGGGGGTAGATGTATCAGGTTCTTCATCTGATCCTGCCTCACGTTTCGGCGGTTCCTTCGTGAGATTATTCAGATTCGCTAAACGTTCCTCAACAGTATTTACCAGTTTTGGATCTTCAATAGCTGTCTTATCGAGAGTTTTTAGCGTTCCTGTATGCTCACCTGTGTTTCCTGCTTGTACTGTCATTTTCTTGCCCTTTCAAGTCTGCTCCTATTTAGGAGGGTAGGTTGACTGAACACTTTAATATTTTCTGGAGGAATGGTCCCCCAACATAAAACTTCCCAATCTTTACAATCATCAAATGCAGTAAGTTTATTATTACCAGTTTCAACCTCTAAAGTAATCTCACCAAAACCTAAATCCGAACGAGGCGATAAATAAAGCCATCCAGATTTATTAGTTCCCAGTCCACGCTTCATAATACTTTTAATATTCTTTTTTTCAGTTTGATGAAATAACTTCATGTTATTCGTTTACCACGTTTTTTCTTTTTCTGCGGAACTTTTTCGATGTTACATTTCTGTAAATATTTTTCATGGTCAGAGAAATTATCAAAAACCGGCTGGCCCTCAGATGTCACCTGTACGTCTGGAAATAATTTCCGATGCTCTGGTATTTGGTTGGGGTTCATAGCAAGACTGTCACTCACTATAGGTTTATGATAACTTCGTTTTCCTGCTCCTACGAGAACACCTTCTGCCCGAAAATCACGATTCATTTTAGTATTGCATTTAGGACAGTATTGTGGCCTACCGACAAGGTTCATAGACATAATAACTTCTGTCGGCCATTTACATTCTGGGCAGTAAAATTCATATCTGGGCATTATTTTTTCCTTCTATTTTTCAGACTTGGAGTAAATTTTTTCTTAGAATAGGTTTTCGGTCCATAGTAAATCTCTTTAAGTTTCCGTTTAACTCTCCCCACTAAACCTTCTTTCTTTTTCTTTTTAATGGGCATTTTAGATGCTTTCGTTGCTGCCGCATGAGCTTTTTCTATCGAACCAGTTTTCTTATATTCTGCTTCATATACTTTATTATAACTTGTTGCTATAGCCATTATCTATTTATCTCCTCAAGCGTTTCTTCAATCGACATTTTTACATTTCTTGTAATCCATCGAGCAACTTTTCCTCTTGATGTACTGGCCAAATTTCTCCATAATCTAAACCATAGATATAAGATTCTGTATCGTAACATCACCTAACTCCCTCAAATGTTTGTTGGGCCTCTGCCGGTCCACCCTGTTGAAAACCTTGCATAGCTTCACCTGTCGGACCAAGAATCTTACGGGCCATCGGACTGCCTTCATTCTGTCTTACGGCTTTCGGATTCATCGCAGCTTTTCCAACCGGTTGTGGTCCAAGTGACATCTGTAATTGAATACGTTCCATAAATGTTGGGTCTACAAACCAATCCTGAATCTCTTCGATTATATCCATCTCCTCAGCTAAATCAGTTATAGCTTCCTGAAGATTAAACGGTATCCCCATTTGCATACAAACTTGGGCCGACATAGCAAGAGACGGTACAAGATTCGTAGCAAACTCGATAATTCGTTTAGACCTAACAGCAGGGTCAAGCCGTGACATAGACCGCTGTTTAATCCTAAATGTATATTCAAGAAAATCACCCGCTCTTTGTTCCGGTGTTAATCGTAACTGGATAAACTCACCGCCGGGTTGGCGTTTACTAAACGGTAAATCAATCAACGGATCAGTATGTAAATACCAAGCCATTTTCTGATTAACCTCACCAGCACAGTCGTAAACCATACCTCGCATATCTTCAATTGTTACATTCTGATTAGCCTGAAGTATATTTTGCCCCGTAGCGGTCTTGGCCCCGGCAGCGATACCGGCCATCTGGTCTGGATTACCCGACATATAATTATACCAAGTCTGTAAAGCCCCCATTGCAGATTCATTCTGTGCGTTTTGTCCACCAAAAGATACTATTTTAACAGTATCAGGCACACCAAATACCATATCACCATCAACAGAAGTTCTTATATCTTCGGCCTCATCAGCACCGGCGGGATCTACAACCGCAACATCTTTCTGTCGTAAAATCTGGTCTACCGTTTTCTTCATAGTATCGCCTGCTGCCTTATGAAGATCATACCATATACCAACCGGAGCTATTGGGTATGGATTACCTGGTACAGGTTGAGTAACGGATAATTCTGTATATGGCCCTTCTTCGGGACCATAAAATTCTCTCGCAGCCAAAAAATCATCCATAATTGTCTGTTCTGGGTCAGGCATTGTAATAAGGGCATTAGCACCAGGAACAAATAATTCAACTACATCTACCATATCTTGAAAATCGTTCATCTCACTTGATGACATACCACGTTGGGATAAGGCTTCTACTCTTCTGGCTACATCAGGATGTTTAGACCTCGGAATTTTCATAACGAGATCGTGATTAAAATTATCATCGTCTAATAGTAATTGACGAGGAATACGATTTCTATCACCCATAAACGCAGATTTGCGTATTTTACGACAAGTTGGATCGAATACAAAATCATCAAGATCTACATTATCAGTATAAACCTGACCTTCATCTATTAGAATGTCACCATAATTAATCATGGTGCCACCCTGAGAAAGACCGGATTTGAATATACCAAATCCAAAACAGGCGTCAACAGTACCATATCGCAAAATTTCTTTAAGGTCTATCTGGCGGTCGATCCAATCTGTTCCGAGTCCGAGTAAAAAAGCATATTCTCTGTGAGGTATAATTTCAGTAGTAACATCGTTAACAGGATTCTTCATTATTAAATTAGGTATTAGTGCCCTAATCGTATGGAATATAAGGTTAATAGGTTCAGTTCCAATAAGACCGAATTTCTTCGCATAGTAGTGGCCGACGTAGGCTTTTATGAACATTGCTCTCGCTCTACGATAATGTCGAGACCGGATGAACCCTTGTCGCACGACATTCGCAAATTTACGTGGATCAAGTTCTGGCATTCTTATCTCCCAAAGTTGAACCGGACATTCCTGCGTTCTTGTGTCCTTTTCTCTTTAGCCATCTTTCGTCTATAATGAGCGGATCTCATAGTCTGAGGTCCACCTCGTTCCGGCAATCTACCAGCACGAGTATCTCTATCCTCAATCGTAAGAGCATCAGCTATTACACAATCACCATGAGTCTTCTTGGCATTTGCATTTTCTTCAACTAACTCAGCCGGACCACACCCGCCATCATTATAATAGACATAATTCGAGGCTTCTTCTAACGCCCATATCGAATGATTGATATAAGTACCACGAGCTAATGCACGATCATATTCATCCATTAAAATATCTTTTGCTGTCTGGCTGCTATGCCATCCATATTTCTTGGATATTTTTTCCTTACTGTCACCCGGCTTACGCATTTTATAATAATATGGATAGTGATAGGTCTTGACCATTATTCTGCCAAAATCCCAACCGGGACCGTTCATTTCCCATTTCAAAAACGGAAGTTTTCTCCGACCCCCGACCCATATAGCAAGTGCCGCAACCACTTTAGCCATTTCGTATGGAGGCGTATTGGCATCACGCCATTCAGCTATTTTCTCTCCTGTCTGTTTGCATTTAATAGAAACAACACTATTGGATGCTCCTTGACCTTTTGATATATCAATACCGAATATATAATCTTTGGTTTGATCGGGTCTTTTATTAACAAGGTGAACCCACACCCGCAATTCTCCATGTGTGTTTCGTTTCGCAACTACTTTAGAAATGTCATGTCGCTTAAATACCGATTTAATACTATCTTCTGATGTCCCTTTCTTAAATGATATAGACCATCTGGATTTTGGTTCTTTGCCAAATAGCTTTATGTGCTTAATAATATTTTCTTGAGTAAGTCGCATCGAACCGGCATCCATATCAATAGCATCTACTTCCCGAGCCATCTCTTTCGGAGATCTAACTTTTTCTTCTTCATTATACCAAGGAGACCTTATCTTCCATATCCCAGTAATCTCATCTTGAACAGTATAACGGTTCGCACCCATAAGAGGATGATCCCACCAAAGAAGTGGAAAGATTTTGATTTTACCAGAGTTTTTCCATTTAGCATATTCAGTTCCAGGACCGGCACCAGTCGAGTTCACTATACGCATAAACCCCGCGTCTCGCGTAGCTGAACGCATCAATGCACCTTTTTCTACTTTAGCAAACTCATCAAGTAAGATAACTAATCGCCTGTCACCAGATGCAGCATGTTGTGTAGTAGATTCACCGTCGATACAGGCACTATTTAGAGTGTTCTTCATGTGCATCTTAGTACGTTCACGCATACCACATCCACAATTGGGAGGACGCATCCAATCGGGCAACCAATGATTAACATAATCATGTCGCTGGAATAAAGCCTTCATATTGCCGGGTTTGTCCACATAATCTTCAGTTCTTGATAATTCAAGAAGTTGTGCTCCGTCTCTAAATAACCAAAGCCAGTGAATAAAATCTATACACATCCAACTGGCACCAAGTTTACGAGATTTATGAAACAAAATATCCTCACCAACAGCAAGGCAATTTTCAAGTCGTTCAAAAGCATTATCCTGAATTTCCCACGTTATAAAAGGTACGTCAAAATTTGGCGATATGATTCGCTTACCTGTATCTTCTTCTTCATCAAACTGATGAAATGTCCAGACGAACAGGTTAATCCACAGCAATAATGAATCCTTGCACATTGCCATCAAATCTGCTTGATACCCCTTATCGTTTTCAGCATCTTCGATGACCTGTTGCCGCCATTCTATATTCTCTGCTTCACGCTTTGGAATCATAACTCCAGTTTTGGGATCTTTCCAAAACCGAGGTATATTAGGAAAAGGCGTCGATAACGTCGGCTTCAGTTGTTCAAGAACTGTTTGCATTCTTGGCTGCCTGATTTAATCTTCGTTTACTTTGCTCTTTCACCCTATCAGAGAGCGTAGCCTTGTCTTTCCCACTTCCACTAACAGACGGGGCCACCTTACCTTCAAGTCGATCCCAAATCATCCCGATAAACGCCTTATCAGGATTATGTCTGATTTCTTTGCCGGTTTCCGGTATACGCTCTACAAAACCCAACGCTTTATTCCACACCAATCGACCAAGAGCCTGTATCTTCGTAAGCGGATTTCCTTCATCGTCTACTGTGTGAAGTTCATTACCTATCTGTTTAATAATTTTAGTTAGTTCGGCAGCAGCAGTTTGGGTTATACCCCTCGGAGTAAGGTCTGTCAGTTTCTTTTTACTGTGATTCTCTTTTTTAGCCATATGTCTTATCCAATTTTTTCTGGACCCTCGCTATAAGTTTCTTTCCTTTTGATTCTTCTAAGTGACTTTCAAGCTCTTCTGTAGTAATTCCCTTCATTCTGGGCGTCTTACCAGCACGCCTACGAGCTAACTCGGCCCCGAATAGCCCTTGTTGGGCTTTAGAAACAATTTCTGTATGTTTTCTGTGTTTACCTGGATTATCTTTTTTACAGGGCATTATATCTCTCCAATGCTTTGAGTATATGTGATACTGGTTCACAAAATACAACACCCCCGCCTGGAGTAACACCAGAGACACATATACCTATAATCTCACCTTTCGTATTAAATAAAGGACCACCACTTGATCCTGGAGCACCTTCAGCATCGGTCTGTATAAGACCTATACGACCATAAATATTCCGATCAAGGTGAGATATTATACCTTTAGTTACTGTATCAACAAGATCAGGTTCATAAGGAGATCCTACTAAATATACTTCATCGAGTAATTTGGGCATGTTCCCAAATTTCAAAAATGGGAGTGTGCCATTTATTTTTACAAACCCAATATCGTAAATGGTATCGACCCATTCTTTAAGTATATCATATTCAATATCGTTTACCTTAATGCTGGTGGTGTTCATGTTTATACAATGTCCGGCAGTCAACAATAAGTCGGGTTCTATGACTACAAAAGATCCGTATATATACTCACCTGTAATTATATCACAACTATCAAACACATTGGATAACTGACTATGAAAAGTTTTTTGAAAACATCCTGTTAAAACCATCATCGCTAATATCAATAACATAAACCACTTCTTCATCTTCAATCTCCTTATTCTTCAATCTTCGTATTCATCTATTTCTTCAAGCCTATTATCCCATTTAGTTTTTTCGACTTCTATTTCAGCAAGGTCAATATTCAGGTGGTCTATTTTAGTCTGTATCTCGGCAATCTTTCTAACGACATCTTCTCTGGATAGTGTAAAAACCTCTGAACCATTTGTTTTAGTTATTTCTAAAAACCCATTTACAACTCTACTTGTCTCTGCCATTATACTATCCTAATTAAAATGTAGAATACATCGAGCCAAAATATGAGTCCCGCCCCCAGCAGCAGCAACGGATTCTATACAATGTCCTATTTCTTCAAAGTGTGTTGGGGCTGCTGCTGGGCTGTTTGCCGTTGCAGCATATCCAGCCAATACCCCTGTACTTACCCAATCGCCTCTAACTGCTGCAACATTGTCATCAAAAGCAACATCAGCGATTCCAGATACTACAACCCAAGCCTCACTGCCATCTGCAATACCAGCATCTAAAAATACACCAAAACATTCTACATCACCAGCGGCAGCCAATATTACTGCATCATCTGTAGCAGTATCGGCTTTTACTAATTGACCTGCTACGGTATTTGCTCCCGTCTTATTTGTAAGTTTTACTGCATATCCACCAATTTCCGTTAATTTGATTTTTGTAAAGAAAGCAGCTAAATTACTGTCAAGTCTAAATGCCTCAACCAAACCAGCCCCTGTATTTACAGATTCTACTATCTTGCCAAGCTGATCATTCGCCCCCGCTCCATCGTGACTTATCTCTATCTGGCCGGCCGCTGATTCTGTTCCCGCCCCATCTTCCCGCTTGCCTATCCATCTGGATTCTCCACCACCGTCAGTATCTTCGTGAGTTGAGTTGTGAGTAGTTACGTAAGGTGTAGCATGGGTTAACTCTACTAATGTTTCGGGAACGGTTTCTCCACCAAAACCAAAGAAACCTGTTGAATCCTTGACGAATAGATAGGTATTCGTGAGAGTGGAATCTTGTATTTGAACATTGCCTGGTGTTGCCGTATTTGTAGTTGGGCCACCTGTTAAAATCAAATCCCCACAAACAAATGGTGTATTATTCGTAGCCCCTCCTGCCACAATAAAATCGTTTCCTGCTCCAGAACTACTATTTCTTCCACCTGCCAATTTTGTGTTAGTTCCCAATGTCGGAAATGATATAAGCACTTGGCCCAGGTTTCCGCTTACCGTTTTACGTATGTCAAAAGCTGTACCACCAAACTGAAATCCTTCTTGTCCCGTAGACCCATTTGCATATAACTTTGCTTTCAGAATGCCGACTCTATATAGGGAAATTGCCGCTTCCCCATTTCCACCAGGAATATCTATAGTAATCCCTGCACTTGTATCATTTGCTGAACTTCTGAAATCTATATCTAAACTATTTCTTGGACTATTTGTTCCAATTCCCCAATAACCACTGGAATTTTCTATTATACCATTAGACGTTAAAATAGTCGCTGTACCGTAGGTCGCTCCTGTGAAGTCTATACCATAAGTATATGCAGAATTTCCACCTGAAAGATTTGTGCCCTTAAAATAAATTCCCGCGTTATACGCCTGTCCATTACCCCCAACAGCTTCGTTCTCAATATAGAGTGCATACCCTATTGTAAAAGAGCCTTGACCAGCAGCATTACGAGAATGTCCTCTAATGTGCAAAGTCTTCAAGTTGCTAATATCATTTAATGCCTCCCACTCAGTACCTATAAGAGCACCACGCATATTAATGATTGTAGCATCAGCAATAGTTGATTTCCCTATTGCTTCAATCAGAGCACCCTGGAGTACACCAACATCAACACCATCACTACTCGCAGCTTGAAGTAATGCACCGCAAGCTGTTCGAGTAGAAGCATCTGTAGTAATTAGATTAGCTCTGGAACGAATACCTGTTACATCATAGTTATTACCAGAGTAATGTAATTCAAACCCATACTTTCTGGTTGTTGTTACATCAATAGGGGAACCCCAAACACCAGCAGTTACTTTACTACCAAGATTAAATATTCCTGCTGAATGTATAAGTTTATCTACATCAGCATCCCAAGTAATAGTCTTTGCTACACCACCATCATCGATCTTCAACACTATATCCATGTCTTGTACAACATTTTGCAATGTAAGATGGCCACCACTACCTAAAATTAATTCTCCACGATAAGAACCTTGTTGAACACCTAAATATGCAGATTGCCCTGATTGTGCTATAACATGAAAACGAGTATTAACAGATGCAGTTTGACCGGCAAAATCAATATGGTCATCTGTTGCACTCTCGTCTAAAAATATATTTACTTGATTGGCAGTATTTGTAGTTTTGAAAATTAAAGTTGGGTCAGAGGTAGTTTTTGACAGCAAAGTAAGTCCAGCAAAAGTAGGCGTAGACTCTGGCCCGAGAACGGTACTGGCAATTCGTTGGAAATTACGACGGACCTTGAGTCGTTCCTGTTCCCAGGAATCTTGCCCAATTTTAACCATCCCTGAACTCATTATGTAGCAAGCTCCACCATATACGCGACACCTATCGTATCGGATTCGAAATACAATGTCGTAGTACCTTGCGGAATTGTAATCGTAAACGGTACACCTTCAATCCCTATCCACTCTCGGTTAGCAGCGGTCGATGTTACCCCGGTAATACTAAACAGCCACGTCCCATCATCAATAGGTATCGTGACTAAATACGTTTTACCGCCAACCACATCTTGAGTATAATCCGTACCAGCTCCAGCAGCAGTAAGTGTTATCCCGCTGGCTGCGACTGGATTAGCTCCCACAGCACCCGGGGCTACACGATTACCCGAATTATCAGACACATAATTTTCCATTATTTATTCTCCTCTATTAACCTTGGTCTTCATCATGTACTTCAATAGAAATTACACTCAAGCATCGGATACACTGAACAGTGTGTAATGTGATAAATGAACCGTTTGGTGTAGCAGGCAAATCTCCGAGAGTTATAATTTCTTTCACATCACACTTTTTACATTCAAGTCGTACTTTCGTCTCGGGTCCAAATTTATCCATTTTCCACCGCTCCATCTATCGTTCGCTTCGTTCGTTTCCCCTGAAGAATCTGATTCAAATCGCTTCGCATTCGCCTGGGGTCGGTGAGTTCTCGCATTCGTTTAATAAAAGCCTCCCTGCTCATATCTCTCGCAGATTCAGGCAGACTATCGTAAATCTGGGCTGCATTCATTTTTCATCTCCTTGGACATATCGAAAACCTAAACGCCATAAAAATCTGGCTATTTCTTTTGCAGTAATCTCTACTTTATTCTCTTTTGCACGCCAATCACAGGCATGTAACGCTTCATGTATAACTGTTTCAAGACCAATACGGGTTGACAAATCTCTTTCAATAATAAGCCAATAATAATCATCTGTGTCACAGTTACCATCCAGGGCATCCAAAATAATTTTATATTTTCGCCCATTAAACGTAGCTGTTTTAACCATATAGACACTTCCACTTGCGTATTATATGCCTCACCAGTCTCACCGACCGAATCAGAATTATCACTGCTGCTATTCCGGCTATGATTTTCATTTCATTCTAATTCTCCTCGGGCATTTAATATAGGACTATTTAGGCATACATATAGCGGCCTCTATACTTACAGAAAAGCAACCACATTTTATACATTCGACGGAAATTATTTTATATTTTTTTTTTTCTGGTTTATATTTGTACGGATTTGCTGTATATTAGTACATTTTTCTACACAAATCTAAACCTATATATGTTAAGCGTTTATTTAACAAGCAATTCTGGGTCGTCGGGTGCTTCCGAGAAGGGTGGTCATGGGACTCCGGGAACCCGAAGCAAGGGTACTACCCCCCGGTCGCCGCCTGGCCGGTCTCTGCTCCCACCGACTATTAGCTATGCTTATACTGTTATTAGTTATATAGACAGTGTGCTATCAAGGACTATCTGCAAAAACATATAAGATTATCCTTGCATTGCGTGTATTGATGTGCTATACTATACATAGTTAAATGAAAGGATATAGAATGAATATGCAAGAATTAGAACAGATTATCGAAAATATGCCATATACACTATCGGGCAGCCAAGATATTGGTTGGCTAATAGAATACAAAGACGGCAGAGTGATACGTGTGCCAGTAGGTATGGACTATCAAGTGACTATTAGATTAGCTAACCTTAATCGTTAAACTATTGAAAGGTGAAATCATGAGTCAATTTTACGCAAACATAAAAGGAAATAGAGGACAAGCTACAAGGCGAGGAACAAAGAAATCCGGCCTCGATGGACATATTAGAGGCTGGCACATAGGAGCAAAAGTATACATGAGATTTAATGAACAAACACAAGAAGATGAATGTACTATTGAGTTAACCGGCGGTTCTAACGGCTATTTACCGCATAAACAATTAGGTACATTTACAGTAAATGACATAAAATAAACCTTTTCCTTCTCTTAATACCGGGCTATGCCCGCAACATAGCTCGGACTTAACAGAATGACCGAAGGTTAATAGAGTTTAATTGAAAGGTAGAAAAATGATTATAAGAGTAGGTAGCCAAACAAGAGAACCGATAGAAGATACTGAATATGAACTATTAGAATTCATAGAATATCCATCGGGACAAGACGCAGTTTTATTAAATAAAGAAACCGGAATAAAAGAACTATATGTTGAAAAAGATGATTTTGCTGGATATGTAATTGAAATTGATGGCAGGGGGTTTGAATTTGTAAGAAGTTTATGCTAAAACACCGCACACAGATACGATTN